GGCTGTGTTTCAGCTACTTCCGGCGTACTTTCAACAACTTCAGGTGTGGCCGTCACATCCGTGGTTGGCGCGGAGTCTACTTCCGCTAGGGCTTGGACTTCTTCAGTCATGTTTTCTGAATCCTAAGATTCCTCGGTCTACTGGGCCGATACAGTTTGTCAGCACATTATGCTGGAATTTATGCCCATGGTAAAGCAGGCTCTGATTTTTTTTGAGCCAACTGGCGAGCAATCTGGCCAGCTACTTGTGCTTCACCTTCATCTTTAATAAGACGAGTAGATGATTGCTCAACATCATCTACATTCATCCAAGTTGTGACTTCTGGCTCAAAACACCAGTCAAGCACTTTTTGCTCGGTAAGCTGATCGTAAGGAATAAACGAATCGCCACGAACTAATGTGCGAGTGTAGGCAGCAGAGGCTGTATTGTCGCCATCGGTAGCAGTCACAGTGCAATCAACCTGAGTAACCAGATTGTCTTCAGCGACTGTAACTTTGTTAATTGACCACTTAAATTCCATGATTGTTTTCCTTATTAAGCTCTGTATTGAACTGAAAAATACAAGCCATAACCTGATGCGCCAGGGTATGCGCCTATTGAATTAGCAATAACAATTTTGTTTGCGGCTGAAGCTGCGTATACCGATAAAGCCGCATTAGTTACTAATATTTCACAGCCACAGCCACTGTAAGCCGCCATCGTTCCAGCTTCACTGCTAATAGCAAACGGTAGCCCACTTACTAATATAACTCCTGCGCCAGTTCCATTTGTGGTTATATTAAACCAACCGTGGATAGTTACCATATTACCTACCCGAGTGTATTTGCCACTCGAAAGCCCAATAGTGGTAATAGTTCCTATAGATGACGCAGCACTAACTGTCCATGTACCTTCTTCGTACCAGTTAAGCAATTGGCTGGTCTTCCCTGCTGCGGGAGTGTTAGCGGTAAAGTTAACGCCTTTGGCTGCTGTGGCTTGCACAATGTTATCGCCAATGTAGGTTTTCTTAACCACAGCCAAACCACCCGCAGTTTTCATAGAAGCCGCTGTGGTGCTAGACGCATCCGTTGCGTCTGTTGTCAAAATAATACCTGTTGCGCTTAATGCGGCTGTTGCCACTGCACGGCCTGCTGTTAAATTGGCAACACTGACTTGTTTGGTTGTGCTACTTTGAACAATAGGCAAAACTTCCGTACCCGCAAGCGGAGTAGTTGATGCCGTAAGTGCTGATATTTTTAAGTCTGCCATTATCTAATCCTTAAAGTAAAGTCAAGTTTCCAGTTAAATCTTCTACTGTGTACGCAATCCGATAACTTGCCGTTGATCCGCTTGTATTTGTAATGGTTAGTTTATTTGTTCCAGCCACAGGAGAGGCAGCAGTTTCACTCAACGTAAAATCGCTACCGCCTCCGTTATAAACTTCCGTTACAAAACTAATATCCGAGCCTGTTACAGTTCCTTCGCCCATAAGAACAATTTGATATTTGCGGCATGTAGATACATTAAAAGCAAAAGATGTAATAGTCATGCTCATGGAAACAATAGCGCCAAAAGAACCAATACTTAAAATGTCAACAGTGCCAGCAGAGGCGACGTTTCCTACTATTATTGTCTGCGAATTGACTGTGGTAAACACGCCAGTGCTAGGTGTTACATCACCAATGGGAATCCCATTGATGTTGTTTACGTTAATCTTTTCTGCGGAAGTGGCTTGAGTAATAAAAGAAGAACCTGGGAACGCAATGTCAATTGTGTTGTTAAAGATTGAGCCTCTACCAACCGCATTGCTGTAGTTTGCAATCGTGATAAGTGGTGTTGCAGAGCCAGCTATAAAGTTGCAACCAGAAATCTGTCCACCACGAACAATTCCATTGCCTCCCGCAAACTGAATAGTTGTGCCACTATCAACTTCAAAATAACATCCAATAACTTGCGGGTTTACTGTTACTGTATTACCACTAGGATTGCTTGGTGAAAACAATAAACTTGTACCATTTGAAACAAAGTTAGTTCCAAAGAAGCATGGAGACAATCCACCAACGTAATTAACGCCAAGATTTGTTGAATTTGCAATTAAACCGCCATAAGTGTTAAAACTGTTTAATTGACCAGCGCCTGAAATTGCATAACCTGTTGCTGCGCTAAAAACTGCGTTGTAATTGGTTTGTGAGTAAATGTTATACCGAGAAACAATGTCGCAGTTTTGGTAATACTCGCCATTTACCCATCCATTAAATGTGCAGTCCCGCAATGTAATGCCTTGTGCGCCATAAAACTTTACGCCAATACTGTTGGTATTTGTTGAAGCGCTAGATGGGCCAAGAAAACGTAACTTTTCAATGAGAATTCGCCCATCAATACGATTGCCCGCACCATCCGAATCTGGGTTTGGCCCTTGCCACAAAAACGGATTCACGTTAGCGGCAGTTACTTTAATCACAGAATCTTTGCCATCACCAAAGAAATAACAAAACTTTGCCGCATCTGCCGTGTTGTTACCCATCGTAATGGTAGAAGCCATTAAGTATGTCCCTGCGGGAAAATACAATGCTCGTTCTTGAGCGTAAGCAGCCGTTACCGCTAATTGAATAGCGGCTGTGTCATTTGTAGTTCCATCGCCAGTAGCGCCATAATCCAATACGTTCAATGGCGCGCCACTGACCAGTGAATAGGATGCTTTTGTAAGAGACATATATTCTTCCCGTTAAACTTGTTTAGTGGTGCTAGATTGAACAGTAGGCAAAACTTCTGTACTTTTAAGCAAGGTAGTTAATGCCGTAAGTGCAGAGATTTTTAATTCTGCCATGATTTATCCAATCAGTTAAACATTACTTCAATAAGTGAAGTAAGAGGTGGTGCTTGCGAAAACGTAAGCGTTGTGCCACTAACAGTGTATGTATTCTTGTTTTGGTACACGCCATTGATGTAGACAAAAGTAAAGTTTTCACCCAATGATGAAGAACTTAATGTGAATATTGTTTGTGATCCTGTGCCAGTGAAATTCTGAACTTGGAACTCCGCTGCGCCAATGCCACTGATATTGTCGTATGTGGCAATCAATACATCAGTTGAATCAGTAAGAACAAACTTATAAGACGCCGGTGTAATCCAAATTTCACCACTGCCAGGCACTCGGCCAGCAGCATCTAAAACAACAGGGTTAGTACGAGCGACATTTCCTGCGCTGGTTGTATAACTAGGTAGAGGCGTTGTTGTGCCAGCCGCGTAGGTGTACAACTTACCGCCAGTTAAGACAGCGCCGGTGTTGGTAAAGAACTGGGCCGCAACGCCGCCCACTGGGGAGAGAAATACGGCCATTTAGGTCACTCCAAAAGAATTTGCCCACCGTCCTCTTGGACGAGGTTGTCGCCAGACTCGGTAAGAAGGTTGCCTACTGACGAGCCACTGTCAAGTGTGCCTGAAAACAACGTGACAATGCCGGCTAGGCCAATGGCCACAGAATTTCGAAGGGCGACACCAAAGCTCATTGCTTATTGATCGGTTTGCAGTACGCAGTGCCGTCTGTGCTACCAATTCGCAGCACACTGACACGCCAAGGCGAGCCGTTTGAACTGAGTGTCAGAACAAACGGAATAGGTGTATAAGCGGGGATTGGTGTGCTGGCACTGGTAGCAACAGCACCAACGCCCACTTCAACATAGCAAGGCACTTCGCACCAAACCAAAACGCCTTGCGGGCCCGCATTCCATGCGGTTGTGTTGCCCGCAGTTGCCCCGGCAGTTGCGGTGTAAGCGGGGAAATCCGCTTTGCTCATCGGGTTAAGTAGTTCCATCATATTTCCTTATGCCAAGAATTTCAGCTTGTACAGCGTGCGAAGATATATCTCAACGATATTATCTATCAATTGTTGCAGTGATGAATCAGATTTATCACACACATCGTATCTTGCGGCTTCAATTTCAGCAAGTGAGTCCTGCAAAAATTCAGTAATGTTGGCCGTCTTCTTGGCCGAATTCAAGGTAATTGGGCCAATCAGACCGTACCGGCCTTGGTAGGCTTCGGCAAAGTCGTCAGCCGCACCAATGATGCGGTTATAGAAGATGTTAAGCGCTTCGTGCTTGCTAAAGCTGCGGGTGTTCAGATGCACGGAATGTGCAACATCCCGCGCCAAGAACAGCAAGCCTAAAAATTCATTTGCTTTCATTGTGGCATTCCCATCTGTTGTTCTGGTGGTATCTCTGGCGGCATCATCTCCATGGGCATGGATTCCTCACGCATCTCAGGCATCTGGTTGACTGTGTTTTGCGACTCCATGGCCGCAGCGACAACACCCATAGCAATGTCTTGGATCTGCTCTTCAGTCATACCGGCCTGCACCGCAGCAATACGCTTGGTTTCGGCATCATACAGTTTGATCTGAGCCTCAAAGTCCTTGCGCTCCAAGTCCTGCATCTCAATAGACTTGCCAACATTCTGGATCATCTGGTGCATCTGTTCCATCTCAGCGCCCATGGCCTGAATCTGTTGCTGCGCTGCCTGCAATGCTGGATCGTCCTCACCATCAGACAAGAACTTAGGATCAATGGTCTTGGCAAAGCGCTTAGACATTTCCTGTGCGCCAGGCCAATCCATGTTCTTAACGAACAAGTCGCCAGCCACTTGCCACAGTTGGGGATTACCCTGAAGCAACTGAGCCATTGCTTCCAGTGCCTCTTGACGCTTGGTTGCGTAGCCTGGGCCAGTTGTGGCCACTACATCGTACTTGCCAACGCCGGGGTTGTAGATTTTTTCTATAACAATGCCTTGCTCATTGACAATTTTGTTAACAGGCTGCGGCTGGTCAGGATTGATCTTGACCATCTTAGTTTCGCCGTCTTCACCAATGATGCGAGCAATGCGCTGTGTGTCGTAAATCTTGGGGATCAAGTCCACCAACTGACGGGCTACATGGCGCACGGCACGGGTTAGGTTGTCACCATAGTGGTATGTGCCAACATCACCCTCGCGCTGGCGAGCCAGAATGGCTTTACCAGAGCGTTCGTTGGAACCCATACCCAATGATGCGTTGTATTGGCCAGTTGTAGACTTAATGTCTTCAGAAGCGCCAGCTTTGGCCTGCAAAAGACCGCTAGAAGCCATTGGCGGCTGCGCCCGCTGGGGTAGTGGCAAGACTGCACCTTGGCCGTCTGTAACGTCAGGATTGACCTCAAGGTACGGCCAGTTGTTCGTGTTGGCTGTCTTCCACTTGTCCTCATAACCCTCAAACTGGCCACCATAGCCAATGAACGGAGCCTTGGGCGCCAGTGCTAGCATCTCAGCTTCCTGAGACACCCAGTAGTTGTACATGCGCTGTGCATCCTTGGCGTTACGCACAAGGCCGGAGACATACAAACGGCCATCAACCTCAAATTCGTTGCCAACAACACGGATCACGGGGATCCATTTGCCTGCCCACTCTTTTTGTTCAAGGATTTCGTAGCCGTTGATCTTGCAATACATTACCCGTGGGCGCTCAGACTCACGCGACTTGATGGCTTTGCCGAACATGTCCTTGAGCATCTTGTCTTCGGGCGTGCCTTCAAAGGCAGACTGATTGCCGGGGTACAAATTCAGTTTGGTTGTGTCGTACTCAATGTAGTAATAACCCGCAATACGCACTGTGTCTTCGTTGAGCCAGTTGCTGATCGACTGGTCACCTACTCCTAACGATTGCAAGGTAGAAATAGGCGCGGCATCTGGGTACTGGCGCTCATATTCTGCTTTGGTCAGGTCTTCGGTGATAAAACAATACGTTGCATCCGCACCCGTTGGGTCTTGGATCAATGGATCCATGTAGACCGAGAAGGAGTTACGAACACGGCCAATTTTGATGTCTTGATCAAACGTGTTTTCATCACAATACTCGGTCATCAGGGTGATGTAACCCTCGCCGTAGGCAACTTGGTTCTCGCACGCTGTGTCATAGGCCACATCAGCGTCACTCATGTACTCAATGTGGCGAATCATGCCGTTGAAAATGTCAGCCACTTCCACATCAGCGTCGTCATCGACAGGAATGACCCGTGCGCCGGGGCGGTTCTGACGCATGTCATTCGTCACTTGACGAACGTGTTGCGGCAGTTTGTTGATTGTTAATGTTGGGCGTGCGTTGATTGTCTGACCTTGCACCGCGCCTCGGGTGGCCAAAACGTCAGCAGGCCACTGCCAATGATTGTCTGGAGATCCGGCATAAAAGCGCAGATCGTCAATTTCGTCTTCGCGGCTCTCGGCCAAAGCGGAGACAGCCATGTCCAACCGAGCGCGGGCGGTTGTCAGAATGTCTGAATCAGACTTTGGTGGTTTGCCGCCAGCAGCTACGTTAGCCGCTGCGACTATTCCGGTTGGATCATTCATTCCAAAACCCCTAAAATATGAGGCTCACGCATGACGACATAGTCTTTGCCATCTTGTTTGAATTCTTGCCCTACATCGAAGTATACATGGTCACCAACTTTGATGTCTAGGCATTTTGGGCCAATGGCAACAGCAATGCCAGTACCTAGCTTCTCAGTCTGAGGCAGTACAAACAAGGGATGCTTGTCTACATCGCGCTCAATAATGATGCAGTCTTGCAATGCTTTCATTTCTTTTTAGCCGGTGCGGCTCTTTTGACGGCATAAGCAATTGCCACGGCTTGCTTGACGGGCTTGCCAGCTTTGACTTCAGCTTTGACGTTTTTGCGGAAGGCTTCGGGTGATTTTGATTTGACGAGTGGCATGATTACTTCTTCTTTGCAGTTTTGGCCGAGTCTTTAAAGTCCTTGGCCGAAGGCGCTGCCTTACTGCCAGGCTTGTTCATCTTCTCGCCAGAACCAGCTTTTATACGAGCCTGTTTTGCATGAATATTTGCATAGAGTCCGGGCTTTTGCATGTTAACACTTCCATCGTTTAAGAGCCGCTTTAGCGCGTTCGCCATCCTTGGCGTTGGCCGCTACTGCGCCCATCCTTGCACAAAATGAATCCTTGCGCCCCTGATCTGCTTTGGTCTTGGGGTTAGGCGCTGGCGCCTTCAAGTTAGAACCAGTGGCGGCGTTGTACTTAGCGCGGCCCTTCTCGGTCAAGCCAGCACCTTTGGACACGGGTAGTTTCTCGCCGCGGCCAACGCTTAGAGATACTGACTTTTTAGCCATCACGACCCCATCCAAGATGTTGCAACCACGCTTCTGTCACTGTACGCTCGGCGCTGCGTGGGTTCACGCGCCTCACGGTGGGCTACGGCAAAGGCAAAAGTCACGCAGATCGCGTCTGCTGCGTCAGGACTAGCCAAACCACGCGACTTCATGTCCTTTTTTGACTCCAAGAAAATAGTACCCTTGGAGTCGGGCTTCATCATAGGCGAAATTAAATCAGTTTTAAGAAACCTGTCAAGCGGGATTGAAGCAGTTTTTAGCCAATCTTTCATTTTCCCCCACATTTCAGCCCTTTTGTTGCCATACATGATCGGATTCGTCGATTTATTGCCAAAGTTGACACCTTTGACTTTGTAGCGCTGCTCTTTCAAACGATCCACAATACCCGCGCCCAGCCCGCCCTCGTCAATCACGACCAGCGTGGGGCGGTGGTGTTCAATAGCATCAATCACATGCCCAACGACGGTCATGGTGTCGTCGCCCCTGTGCCGCTGGATGCTGATAATGTCCCGTCCTTGCCTGACGGCAATGACTGTCGCATCCGCGCCGAACCGCGCAGGGTCAACACCGATCACAATCGGGGCGCTTTGGTCTTGGTACTTAGGCCGCTTCATCGCATCGTCAACCAAATTAGCTGATATGAACTGATCGTCGCCCTCAGACGGGAACTGACCATAGACCTCGACGTGCGCTTGTGATGAGTCAGCGCCGTACTCGTCGATGATCTGCTGATAGACCTGTTTGTCCGTTCCTTCTACTGTACGGGCATCCACTACCTTGGTTGTCCAGAACTCCCGTTTGCTGTTAAACGCTTCGTAGAAGTACCCCGTGTTGCGACGCGGGTTGCTAAACGCCATCCAGAACCTGTTGGGCGTGTTTTCTGTAAAGAAGCCCGAGGTCACCGCCCAGATGCTGTCGTCAATACCACTGGCCTCGTCGAACACGACCAGCACACCGTCGAAGTTGTGCACTCCGGCATAAGCGTCGGGATTCTCCGCTGACCACAGCCGCCCCTCAACACCCCAGTAGCGCGTGCCCTTCTTGAGATCACGCTCGACCAATTCGGTGAGCCACTTAGCAGGCATGACCCTTGTCGCCGACACTTCAAACCAATGGCTATTGATAGCAGTCGCTAACCACTTGGTAATCTCGGCCCATGTGACTGAGCGTAACTGAGACTCACTGTTGGCCGAGATGATGGTCGTCGAGCCAATCCGCGTGGTAAGCATCCAAATCGTAATCCAACTGACCAGTGCCGACTTACCAATACCACGGCCCGATGACACGGCGTGCCGTAGGGTGTTGAAATCTAACTTGCCTTGGTTTTGTTTGATATGGTCGGTGATTTCTTGCAAGACCTCACGCTGCCATTTGCGTGGGCCTTTGAAATGTTCCAGTGGCGTGCCAGGCTGACCCCAAGGAAACGCAAACATGACAAAAGCCAGCGGGTTGTCCTTGATAGCTGGCGCCCATAGGCGTGCCATCAGCTCTTGCTCATCTTCAGCGCTGTATATGGTCGATTGCATGTGTAGGTGTCTCGATTACATTAACGTCGGTCACGTCCAGCGCTCTTTTAGTCGCCTCGGCCAGTGCGCCTGTGATGGAAATGCGCTGATCCACTTCGACAGATATAGCCTGCTTGGCCACCCAGCCGTGTTGATGTTTGAGGACTTCAAGCGCCATCTTGGCGTCGCCTTCTAGCGCTGCCTTGCGCATAATGTTGGCCATCTCTATCTCACCGTCGGCTTTGCCTTTTTGCGCAGCCATCTCAACAACTGGGTCAAGTTGCGTAAGTTGTCGGTATTCGGTGGGTAACATGCCAGCGGCAAGCGCTAAGGTGTCGCCTTTAAGGCCCAGCTTGGCCGCGTCGTACACCGCCTTTAAGCGCGACTCTGTCGCTTGCACTTTGCGCGGTGTAAATGGAATCGAATGGAACATGTGTTCTCCTGCGCGTTTGCGAGTGCTTTTATTCTACAAGAAAAAAAATTTTGTAGCTAAAAAAAAATTGTTCGTGACCCGTACGTTTCTGACGGCCCTTTGCCGTCGGCCCTACCCCCTCCCCCTTGTAAAAAATGCCGCATGACCTGTGGGTCATCGTGGGTCATGGTTTGCGCGGTCATGTTGCACTGCAACATTGTGCTGCATGGTTGCGTGGCTTTATGCTTTGTGAGTCATTGTGAGTCATGACTTTTTTATAACTCACGTTGGCTCACGCGGAAAAGGCACGAACTTTGTGCACGCGGTTTGTGGGTCATGTGGGCAGTCGTGGGCGGTACTTTCAAGCGCGCCCAGAACGGCGTACCTTACACAAACTTACACACAGATATTTTTTTTAGTTATTAGCAAAACACTACTCACATTGACACACACATAGAAAAAAGCCTTGTTACATATGGCTTTCCGCGTGAGTCATCAAGGCACGTTTTCACTACCCACGCAAAACCACAACAACACACACTTTATGCAAATTGTGCATATCGTCACTTTTTTGCAAATATGCGTTGATAAATGCAAAGAATTTGTTTACACTGTATTACCGCATCGAAAAACACGCGGTAAAACCTAAACTACAGTAAAGGCAAACATCATGAAAAGTACACGCGCTGAATATCTCAACTTTTTTACTAACTGGTTGCATTACCAGTTCCCGCGTAATGCGGACATTGTGCGCAACACGCTAATTACCCGCGAAGTGCAAAAAATCGTTGACAGTGACAGCGAAGCCGCTTATTGGGGCGACCGCGACTGTTGGACGATGCACGATCTTGCTAATAAGCAAATTCAAGCGCGCGCGATCGAGGGAATTACACAATGATCTACTCTTTTATCAAGTGTCGCAACGGCCTTAACGCTGTTTCCAAGGCCAAAAAACAAGGAGCTAAACCCGTAGCTTATGCTTGTAATGGCATCATGGGCACATATTGGGTTTTTGAGACATTAGGGGAAGTTGACGCATGGAAAACCCGTCAATCTGGAAACCCTCATGTTGAATTTATTTAAAAGGCAAACCATGAACAACACTGAAAAAATCGAAGTTTTTATGCGTTGGTTTGAGACTTCCGGTCATTGGATATATGCAAGCCGCGCCGCCGCGCTAACAACATGGGCAACCCGTGGCATTGAGAATTTGCCGGATGCACCTAAGGCCGTGGCACTTTATCCAGTCGTTCAAAAGTGGGTGGGTGTATGACTTTCAAAGTAGTTGAAAAACAAAACCCGTTAGCGGTTCACGCTATCTGCGACACGCTAGATATAGCGCAACACTGGATTGATCGCAAGGCTCCTGAGTACGTCAAAAAAGGCTACTTTATGGATAAAACATTGACCGCCGATAGCTTCACCATTAAGGAAACAAAATGAACTACTTTAACGCCGGTCATCCTAAAGGCACAATTTGCGTTTTGCGTCAATGCGCGGGCACATGGCACGCGTTAGCGTTGCCGGTCACCGCATGGCGCGAATATAACGGCGCGTTTTCAATCTGGAGACCGTAAGCCATGGACAAACTTTATGACCTTTTCGCCGCCGTGCTTATCGGCTTACTTTTAGCCGTGGGCGCGTTGGCCTACTTTGACATTCTCATTAAATAAGGATACATCATGACCGATCTTTTCCAAAACTTCCAAGGCGCGGACATTGACCGCCTAGTTGAGTGCATCCGCGCAGCCCGCGCAGCCGGTCTCAGTATTGACAAATACACCTCCGCCGGTGTTAACGACAATTCCGGCAATGTATGGTTGGCCTCTGAGGACTGGACGGGGTGCGTCTATTGCTCAATCGGTTTTGACGTGCAGTGGTGCTACACGTGCATGAACTGTGGCGAAGAATACGATTTTGATTCTTATCAAGAAATGATTGAATTTGAGCGCGCGCAATATGAAAAGCACGATAGCGAATGTGACGCTTGCGCAACTGAGACGGAGGCAGCATGAAAACATCAGAACATTTTGCCCTTGACGAATGGTTGTCTTATTTTCCAGACGACTTGACCTATGACGAAATTATTGCCCTTTTGCGCGACCCTGAAAACTCATGGTGCCACGATGATATTTCAGTTTGGGAAACAGTCGAGGACTGCACTCTGGATCAAGTCGCCGGTTTTATTGAAAGCACAAAGAAACATTTTGAAAGGGTAACAGCATGAGCAAAGAACAACTACACGCGCTAAAAATGGCGGTTAATCTTGCGGGCTACTTTGTAGAGGAACATCAGGACGATGGCACCGAGCAATGGCACATTGACAATGAGCGCGTCATTTTAGCGCGTGAAATATTGCAAGAGTTGGAGGCGACACAATGAAAACTTATCAAGTCAGTTTTAAATATGAAACCTATGCTCATTATGAAGTAGAGGCCGAAGACCGCGACCAAGCCGAAAACCTTGCATTAGAAATGCTCAAGCATGATGGCGGCGACTACTTGCATTATGGCTCATGGACAGAAACCGAAATTGAACAACTGGAGCAGACAACATGAAAAAATACACAGTGACCGCATCTTACACAACCTATGTTTACGCGGAAATTGAAGCTGAAGACGATGACCAAGCGTGGCAAATTGCTATTAACTTAGACGGCGGCGCGTTTGAAGACTCAGGCGCGGGCGACTGGGATGTGTGCAGCGTAGTACCGGAGGTGCAAACAGCATGACCTACGAAGTGCAAACCCTACTCTATCCCGACACATGGGAGAACGTGTGGATAAATGACGGCGAAGCCACGCCCGTTCAATTTGACACTTACGGAGCAGCCGCCGCAGAACTGGCGGATTATCTGCGCGGTTTGGCCTATGCCGTAAAGCATGGGCACATGGACGACTTTAACCCTTCAGACTATAGGATTAAAAAATTATGAGCCAATTTTACGACCGCACCCGCGTAACCTTTCACAGAGGCAACGCCTTCACGCCCGAGGGCATAGACGCGGAACCCTTTGCCACTTTCACGATTGACGATCTAGTCAATCACGAATTGATCGAGGCCATCTGCGCCCTAGTGCGCGCGCACGTCAACGACACGCACAAAGACTTTTGCAATATCAAAATTTCAACTGAAGACTGGGACTCATAAAATGATTACTTTTGAACACCACGGCATAACCGTAAAATGCAAGCCTGAAAACGCGATGCAGTACCGCGCAGCAATGGACAAACCGCCCAAGGCCAAAACAGTGGGCGAGAAGCGCGGTTATCCGATTTTTAAACAAGGCATGAGCACCGCTTCTTATGTGTCTCAATTTAACGGTCAGTTTAACGGTTGGCAGCACAAAGTCGCCCACGACTGCCCAAACTACCATAACCCCGCGCCCATGCTGGATGCCTCTGTGCCTGAAGTTTGGGAGGAATTAGACCCCGATTATGTGTCCACGGCTAAGGCGCGCAAGATCACGCCCAAACAGGCCATTATTCAAGCCCTTGACGCGCTCAAGTTGGGTGACATCGACACGGCTCAATGTATCTTGACGGAGGCGCTTAAATGAACCCAGTCATTCAGGAAGCGTTGGCACCGTTCAGGCCGTTGACTTATACCGAGCATTATTACGTTGACTTAGGTTATCGTTACGAACTAGGCAAGGCCAAAGATTACGAATACAAACAAGCGCAGGCCGAGGGCGCGGAGGCGCGCCGGCTCATGCAGCGCGGCGCAATGGAGGCCATGATGCGATGATTTTTCTTTTTGCGCTTATACTGGCGGCGTTACTTGCCATTCTCCTTGACTTGTAACGGTTGCCAAACCTTTTAAGCCCCCTAGTAATAGGGGGCTTTTTTTATTTGACCAAGCGAACCACAGACGCGATTTTAGACTCAGGCATTGACTGCACCATGTCGCGCAGTTCTGACTTGCCACGGTTAACCATATCAGGCGCGGCGTAGATGTGCTTTTTAGTCGTATGAGCGCGCGACTTGAGCAAGCCCATGTCAACCCAGCCCGCCTCACGAAACGCGTGCAGCAACGCCGCCACGGGCAGTTTCATACCCGTAGGGGCTTGACCAGTCAGGCGATCGCAAACCGACTGCCAAGGGCCACCGAGCACGCCGGAGGCAAATTCACCGATACGCGAGCGCATCATCTCGACAAGGAACGACTCAGCACCACTCATGCCCGTTTCGACCATGATGGCCTTGGCCTCAGTCATGGGCGGCGCAGCACCGGCGTTAAAGGCCGACACGTCGCGGGCGGCAAGCCACGCCGCCACCGCCGCAAACCCGCCGGACTTGTACCACGCCCACATGCGGGCGGCGGCCTCAGAGTCCATGCAAAAGGCGTTAGACCACAAAACAAACCACCGGCGGTCATTGGATGGAATAGTGATCGCCATGCGCTCATTCGAGAACGCTACCACTTGCAGGCGATTCACGGCCTCATAAGGTGCTAGACCCTTGCGCTGAATAGATAAGAACTCAGGCGGCGCAGCAATGACGGGTTTCAAACTGTTCTCAAGCGCGCGGCGGTCTGACGCCTCGGGCTGGCGCAACTCATTGATGATAAGCACCTCACACTCAAGGTGATAGCCCCAAGGCGTTGACAAGTCTTTATTGTCCAGCTTCTTGACGTTAGCAAGCGAGTCACCGCCCATTGCCCAAAAGAACGGTGCCCACATAGTGTCCTTGCCTGAGCCTGGGTGACCACCGTGCAGCACCGCGTGATTGATTTTCTTATTTGGATTCTGAATTTTAAAGGCCATCACATTCAGAACATGCTCACGCTCAATGTCGTCAGGAATCATGCGCTCAACATGATCGAGCCACGGCGTAGGGTCAACCCCAGCAGCCACGGACGGACGGGCATCGCGCCAGCGATTGCCGTAAACCAAACCCTCACGGGCGCAAAGGATCGTCTCACCGGGGGCGTAAGTTACGCCCACAAGGGTTTTTGCACCTTTGGCTTGACGATTCTCATCAAACGACACAGACGCTTCAATCTTGCGTTTGACGTTGTTAATTGACCGGCAGTTAAGGTGACGAAACAAGGCGTTAAAAGTACCACGGCCAATTTCACGGCGGTCTTGCATGTCAAAGTAAGAGTCATCGTCTTGGATGTATGCAAAACGCTCCCACCAGCCATCTTTTTCAATGCGCCCTAGTTCCTTGCGCTCAACCTCAGCGATGATGGCCGCCGCCGCGTCAGGGTAAGCCTCATTAGGCGTTAACTTGGCAAGCGCAGCATCCATGGCAAACGTCAGCAACTCCTCACGCAAGCCGGGGGCGTGCTTGGGGCCGCCATTGTCAGACACCCACTTAAGAAACACGGTCGAGTCGATCTCAAGGCAATGACTGTGCAGGCAACAGTAGGCACGGTTGGCCGGCATATAGCGGCCCTCGGGATTGCCGTCGGTGTGATTGGCTGAATTAGGGCAGATCACGCCAGCCCAGCCTTCTTGATTAGGCTTTGACAGTAGCAGGCCCTGACCACTAAGCCACGCCATCACATCATCTGCGCCGTCATCCGCCAAACGAATAGGGCGCACGCCAACTGAGTCAGCAGGCGCAGGCACCACGTTGAGGGCTGTGCAAATATCGCCCAAGGTAAAGTCACGCGCTGGGTGAAACTCTACTAGCTTGGCGGCGAAGTTCTCACGCCCTGGCTTTAAGTTGATCGAGCCGGGCAGGCGGAAATTACGCACCGCATTGATGGCGCCAGCATCGGTGTAACCGGCGTCGGCAATGGCTTTAATGGCTGCGCTGAAATCGGCTTTTGTGGGCTGGTCAGAGAAAGCATAGCCCCACTGGAAGGAACCCTCAGACGTTTCAATTTTCCAAGTTGGCTCAAGCGGCGGCACTTTGGCCTTTGTACCCACGTCATCCAGCACCATCACAAGCACATACTCACAGTTAGCGGCAGACGCTGACACGTGGCCATCTTTGAAGCGGTCGATGATAAAGCTGGCGGTGTTGCCGTAGATTGCCCAGTCGGGCTTGATCTTGGCATCGGGCAACATGGCCGGCCATGTGCATTTGATCGCGCCATCTGCATGGAATTGCAGTTCTTTACCAATGGGTTTCTGACGCACGATCAATGCCGTCTCACCCTCGGGAGCCAAGGAAATTAAAAATTCAAGAAAGTTCATAGGTTGCCTTCATTTTGTTATGTTTAACTCGATCTGCGCCGTTTTCCACCACGGTTCCATAAACCAAGTTGGACAGCGTGTTGTTTGTTCTGTTGCCATCAAGGTGACGTATCTCACCGCGATCCTCTGTAATTGGGCGCTCGCCCACAAACGCCTGCAATACAAGCGCATGCACATACGTTGTTTTTGTAACGCCGCCTCTTGCCAGTTTTACGCTCAAATAATCGTTTGTTACAAACTGCTTTAAGTCAC